CAAGACCGCTACGCCCCCAGCCCCGAAGAAGCCGGCGCCGAAGAAGCGCGCCAGCGGTACGGCTGCGCGTAAGGCGCCCGCGAAAGCGCCGACCAATCCGCTCAAGATCAACGGGACGGAATGGAACCGCGAGAAGGTCATGGCCGCGGTGTGCAATGCCATTGCATCCAGCTCAAAGAGCATCACGACGATTCTCGCAGCGGGTCATGAAGGACATCCGCTGCCCGACTACGCGACGTTCGCGCGCTGGCTGGGCGAGAAAGATGAGAGCGGCGCGAACCCCCTGTGCGACCAGTACGCGCGCGCGAAAGAGGCCCAGGCCGAGGTAATGGCCGAAGAGCTCGCCGAACTGCACAACAAGGCATGGGTTCCCGTCATGGACCCCGAAACGGGGCAGCCCATGTTTTTCGACGGCAAGCCGCTGATGACGGTCAACAAGGAGTCGGCTGCGGTCGTGCGCCTCGAGGCCGAAAACAAAAAGTGGCTCATGGGTAAGCTCAAGCCCAAGAAGTTCGGCGACAAGGTGACGCAAGAACACGTCGGCGCGAACGGTAACGCAATCCAGGTTCAGAGCACCGTCACGTTCGTCCACGCCACGCAGCGGAGTCGGGACGAATGATCCGCCTGGATCTGACCCTGCCGGCCAAGCTCGCGCCGCTGTACGAGCCGCGCCGCTACAAGGTCATGCACGGCGGGCGAGGCGGCGGAAAGTCTCACGGCGTCGCCCAAGTGCTACTCGATCTCGGCGCACGCCAGCCGCTGCGCATCCTCTGTGCGCGCGAGGTGCAGAAGTCCATGCGCGACTCGGTGCACCGCCTGCTGCGCGACTACATCGTGAAGCTCGGGCTCGAATCGTTCTACGATGTTCTGGACACCGAGATTCGAGGCGCCAACGGCACGCTGATCCTGTTTTCCGGCCTGCAGTCGCACACCGTCGATTCGATCAAGTCCTTCGAAGGCGTGAATATCGTATGGGTGGAAGAGGCGCACGGCGTCAGCAAAAAGAGCTGGGATGTGCTGATCCCCACGATCCGCGCCGAGGGCTCGGAAATCTGGATGACGCTCAACCCGGACATGGACACCGACGAGACGTACCAGCGGTTCATCGCTACGCCGTCGCAGGACACATGGGTGTGCGAGCTCAACTGGAGTGATAACCCGTGGTTTCCCGAGGTGCTGAATCAGGAGCGGCTGAAGGCCAAGCGTGCCATGCTCGAAGAGGACTACGAGCACATCTGGGAAGGCCGGCCGCGAACGGTCGCTGAAGGCGCGATCTACCGCCACGAGATCCAGGCCATCTACGCAGAGAACCGCGTCACGCGCGTGCCCTATGACCCGAGCCTGCCGGTGCATACCGTGTGGGATCTCGGCTGGAACGATGCGATGACCATCGGCTTCGTGCAGCGCGGACCCATGGACGTGCGCATCATCAACTACATCGAGGACTCGCACCGCACGCTCGATTGGTACGTGGCGCAGATCGAGCGCCGCCCGTACCGATGGGGCTACGATTACCTGCCGCACGACGGTCGCACGCGCAATTTCCAGACCGGAAAGAGCACCGAGGACTTGATGCGCGAAATGGGCCGCAAGCCGATCGTGCTGGCACAGACAAGCATCGAGGAAGGCATCAAGGCCGCCCGGATGCTCTTTCCACGGTGTTACTTCGACCAGGACAAGACCGGCCGGCTCCTCGAGTGCCTGAAGCGCTACCGCCGCGCCCTACACCAGCAGACCGGCGAGCCCATGGCGCCGCTGCATGACGAGTTCAGCCACGGGTCCGATATGTTCAGGTACGTCGGGCAGGCCGTGCCGGTGATGCCGGCCACGATGGAACAGACCTACGACGAACCCCCGCCGCCCGACTGGCGCACCTGACCCCGGAGCGAACGATGCTCGCCGAAAAGACCCACTCCACCGACCAGACCGAGCTCCAAGACGCCGACGAGCCGATCACAATCGACGAGTTCGCGCAGTTCGTCCGCGAGGCCATCAACCAGCCGCCCTGGCGCGCGAACGCGGACAAGGAGGCCGATTACGCCGACGGCAACCAGCTCGACTCCGATCTGCTGAAGAAGCAGGCGATGCTCGGAATCCCGCCCGCGAAGGAGAACATCATCGGCCCCGCAATCCGGGCTGTCTGCGGCTACGAGGCCAAGACCCGAACCGACTGGCGCGTGACGCCCGACGGCGACCCGGGCGGCCAGGATGTCGCCGACGCCCTGAACTACCGACTCAACCAAGCGGAACGTCATTCGCACGCCGACCGTGCGCTGTCCGACGCATTCCGGCCGGCTGCTACCGTGGGCATCGGCTGGGTGGAAGTCACGCGCGCCTCGAATGCGCTGCAGTTCCCATACAAGTGCCGTGCGGTGCATCGCAACGAAATCTGGTGGGACATGCAGAGCGTCGAGCCGGACCTGTCGGATGCCCGCTGGCTCTTCCGCCGCCGCTGGGTGGATCGCCAGCGCGCCGCACGAATGTTCCCCGAGCACGCCACGATCATCATGCACTCCGCGGACAAGTGGATCGCGGATCTGGCCGGCGAAATGCTCGAGGGCGGGCAATCGACCGGGCTCGCCCAGGCGATCGACGCCGAGCGCGCATGGACGGTGCAGGAGGACGCTTGGTACAACGACGAAAACCAGCAAGTCTGCCTGACTGAGCTCTGGTATCGCCGCTGGTCCGAGGTCACGATTCTGCGCGCGCACACCGGCCGCGCAGTCGAGTACGACCCAGCCAACCCGGCCCACGACGCGATGGTGCAGGCGCGCCGCGGCGTGCTCGAGCGCCAGATCATCCCGAAGATGCGCCGCGCTTACTTCATGGGGCCGCACGTCCTGGACGATGGCCCGACCCCGCACCCGCACGACAATTTCCCCTACGTGCCTGTGTGGGGCTCGCGCGAGGACATGACCGGCATCCCCTACGGC